CCGGTCAATACTCTGGGTTAATGGACGAATGGCAAGAACGGTCATACCAAATGGGTTATCCCATCTCACACTGGGTGGTTGAAATCAACGCAGCCCAACGTTTCCTTTTAGCCCACGACTTTGTACGCAAATGGCAAGCTCTACATAGAGTCAATGTGATACCACATACCACTAGCCGCAACAAACTAGATGAATCCCTTGGTGTCGAAGCCTTATTACCAGCAGTTATCAGGTCAGGCGCACTTCGTTTGCCTTCCATGAGTGGCAACTGGAAAACTTTGGCAGCTACAGACGAGTTAACTAAATGGGCTAGAGATAAAAAGCACGGCACAGACATTGTTATGGCTTTGTGGATGGCAATTTTGAACCTGCCAAACCTAACACAAGCCAAGGCTCCACCGAGGCAATGGCGACCAAAATGGCTATGATGTGTTATCGTTGCATTGTTTGTAACCAAAGGTGACGCATGAAATCAGTTGAAGAAATCGTTGATCTATACAGAGAGCGTCTTGAAGCGCAAGGTCCGATTCTCAATCAAATGCGGGAAGTACGTCGCCTAGCTAACGGTGATGTTGTTGTCCCTCTTAATGAACTTGACCGTTCAGCTCGTTCTTCTGTAGCTAACCTGCTTGTTCAAGGTCTAGATCAGATGTCTATGCGTGTCGCATCGACCATGCCTTCGCCTTATTTCCCTGCAATGCGTGAAGGACAAGACCGCAGTATGGCTTTGGCTCGTGACCGCAAGCGAGCCATGCTTGCCATCTGGGATCAGAACCGCATGAACATGAAGATGCGTCGCCGTGCCAGGCACTTACTTGCATACAGCAACTCGCCTATTTTTATTAAGCCTAACTTTGATAAGCGCATCCCTGAATGGCAGCTACGTAACCCGCTTGATACATTCCCTGCCCCGACTATAGATATTGACAATCCAGTCCCAGATAACTGCATCTTCACATACGCACGTACATACCGTTGGTTAACCCAAAACTACGGCTACAAAGTGGACGGAATCCTTCGTGTAGGGCAACCATCATGGGACACAATGTTCAAAATCCTTGAATACGTCTGCGACAACGAAGTAGTTACTTGCGTTATTGGCTCAGAAAAAGGCATAGCAATGGAATCGGGCGCACCATTCATGGGTGCCAACGTGGTTGAACTAGAACGAATCAGCAACAAAACAGGTATGCCACTCGTAGTAGTGCCACAACGCATCACCCTTGACAAGCCACACGGACAATTTGACGGTCTGATGGGTATGTACTACACCCGTGCAAGATTGCAAGCCCTCACCGAAATCGCTATTGAACGTGGCATCTTCCCAGACGAATACCTTATTGCCCGCCCAGGCGAAAACCCAGAGATCATTCAAATTGCCGACGGTAAAACAGGGCAACTTGGTGTTGTAAAGGGTGGAGACATTCAGGTACAAAACATCTCACCTGGATACAAAACAGACGTAGCTCTTGACCGTCTTGAACGCCAAGAACGCCTCGAAGGTTCTATCCCAGCAGAGTTCGGCGGAGAATCAGGCACCAACATCCGTACTGGTCGCCGTGGAGAAAACATCCTCGCAGCAACCGTGGACTTCCGTGTACAAGAAGCCCAAGATTTGTTTGCTTCGTCAATGGTTGAAGAAGACAAGATTGCTATCGGAATCGAAAAAGCCTATTGGGGTAACAACGCCAAATCATTCTTTGTTTCAGGCATGGGTGGAGGAGTCAAAGACTACACACCAAACAAACTGTGGGAAACAGACTTCCATTATGTTTCATACTCCGCAGCCGGTTCCGACGTAAACAGCCTTATTGTGGGTCTTGGTCAGCGTCTTGGTACAGGGCTTATGTCTAAAGAATCAGCTCGTGAAGCTGATCCTCTTATTGCAGATCCAGAGATGGAAAAGGACCGCATCGTGGCAGAAGGAATTGAAGCCGCATTGTTGTCTTCTATTCAGGCACAAGCCGCAGATCCTAACGGTCCATACCAGCCTGATGACCTTGCATACATCGCTGAACAAGTTGCTTCTAACAAGATGACGCTTCCTAAAGCAATCATGTCGGCACAGAAACGTGCGCAAGAACGACAGGCGGCTATGGCTCCTGCCGGTTCACCAGAAACAATGCCAGGTCTTGCACCACCAGGTATGGGTGCTGAACAACCAGCAGGTCCTCCTCTTGGTGCTGGCGGTCCACCTTCGCTAGAATCATTACTAGGTCAACTAGGTGGTGGTGCTGGTGCATCAGCGCAGCCACAATCACCAGGTGGAGTAATGGCACTTGCTAATAGTCTTGGAGGGGCATAACAATGGCTAAGGATTATCCAAATCGTTCGGATCTTCGTGGGGGAAAAGTCCCCAAGATGGTTGCAACAGGACAAACATACGGTGAAGCAGGGAAACAAATGGCTGCACAAGATGCTGTACCAATGGCTCCATCGCCAATGTCTAATGCAATCCCACAGGCACCACCAGCACAACCAGGTTCGCTCGGTGCGTTAAACCGCCCAACCGAACGCCCCGATGAACTAGCAACACTTGGTTCAATGGTAGGACCTGGACCTGGACCCGAAGCACTTGGCGCACGACCAACAGTCCCAGTCACAGGTTCAAAACAAGACATGGTTGAACGAGTACGAGCCATTGCCGATTCGTATCCTTCCCCTGTTTTGTTGATGTTCCTCGCCGAACTTGAAAGGTCTTAATGGCTTTTATAACTAACGATCTTCCTTTGAATCTTGAAGATGTTCAAACATGGGAAACACGACGAGCAGAACGTATCAATACATACAAATCTATTTACAGCCAAAACACTGCGCAAGAACTTATTGATGCAGCTAGTAATTTTCATTGGCTTCACCCACAAATCACAGCCGCTTTAATTCTTAATGGTGCCAACTATTTGGTTCAAGACGCTGCCAATATCGCAGCCGAAAAAATGGCTGATGCAGGTATGGCTCCAGCTGATCGGGTAACAGCTAACCGCCGTCTTAAAGGGTTAACAAAATCGATTATGGATAACCAGTAATGGGTTGGAAGAATCCTTTTGATTTCATTGACGACATCAAAGATACTGCTCTACAGTTTATTTACTCAAAAGGTGAATCAGCAGTAGAAACCATACCTACTCCAGTTCGTGAAGAACTTGGAAAAATAGCAACCCCTGTTGTTGTCGGGACAAAAGTGGGAACAAGGACAGTAGCAGCGGCAGCCGATTTTCCTATCCAAGCTTTATCAAACTCGTTGGCTTTTTTATATAACAACCCAGAGTTGTATGCGCCGTTAATGAAAAACCCTCGTGGTGCTGGATTCAAAAAAAATGAATCCTCCTATCTAGATCAACTTAAAGGTATTGTCACCAACACAACAGCTGGTCAAGTAATTGCTGATGCTTTGCCAGGTGGAGACAAACTTGATGTTGGCAGTGGATTCTTTATTGGAGGGCGAACACAAGAAGATGTTGCAGAAGGAAAAGTTGAAACACAACCAACTATCTACGGTCATACCTTTACTGTAGGTCGAGCCTTTGCCGCCCCACTTGCCGATATAGGTTTAATTGAACCAGGCGATACAGCATGGAATACAATCTCTGGTGCAATTGATGCTTCATACACTTTGGCTGCCGACCCTCTTAACTGGCTACCTGCTGGTGCGGCGTTAAATCTTGGAAAACTTGGCGACATACCACTGACCGCTGGAGCAAGAGCTGGCAAACGAGCAAAAGTTACCACCACTCTTTCAAAAGAATCAAAAAAGATTCTTGAATTAGCAGTAGAAGAAGGACGTATCGTACTTGATGCTGCGGGTGGTATTAACAATGGTCGACGTACTGTAAACCCAAACAACTGGGAAGCTTTCAAATTAACACCCAAGGGAAAGAAGTGGGCTGAATCGTTTGCTGGTCCTGAGTCTGGAACAGCAGCAGAAATATGGCGCAGATCTGGAGGATCAATCCCCCCAAGTACAGCAGTAAAACTTCAAAATGCTAAATCGGCTGATGAAGTAATAGCAGTTCTTGATGATGCCGTATATGCAGCCGACCCTTTAACTCATATGCGTACAATGCCTGGAATTGATCCTCGCCCTGTTGTCACTAAAACTGGTGTAGCAATTAAGGGCAATGTGTCACGGTACCGCCCATTTGCTGACACGCTCCCAGAGTCAACAGACTTCCCGTTAAATAACCCTTTGACCGCAGCCAAAAATGCTGACAGTGTTATGGGTGTTCTTGAAGTCCCAATGGCTACACGCAATCAATTGATGACAGAAATGTTTGAAGCATTTAATGGCACCGATGACCAAGTAATTTTTGATTGGTTGGACAATTTTGAAAATGTTGTTATCAAAGACCAACTAAAAAAATGGAATTATACTGACGACGAAATTTCCCGTATTGCCTCGTGGAAAAGAAAATTCCAAGCAACAGTAACCGGATATGTAACAGACAGTGCAGGATCATCTGTTCCTTTGCCTTGGCTTGTTGGTGGGACAAACGGCGGGTATGGTCCACTTCTTATTAGCCAACAATTAAAAGTAAACCCTATTCTTATTGACCCTGTTGATCTTCGTACTATTGCAGACAGATTAGGACCATTGCGTTCACGACTTGAAAAAGCCCGTCGCACCGTGGTAGAAGAAACTATTGACCCTGTTACTGGCGAACGAATCATTACAGAAGTTAAACCAAACAGGATTGTTAATGACCCACTTCGACTTGCTGAAGCAGCAGGTGATCTTGTTGACTGGTCAATGTCAAGAGTGTGGAAAGCCAACGTTCTCATTAGACCCAAGTATCTTATTAAAACCCTCCCAGAAGAACTTGCCCGTTTATCGTTCTCAGGTATTTTTGACCACCACTACCAATATGTTGTGCAGTTGTTTAGCGATACAAACAACATTGACGCAATGGGTCGGGTCATTAGAACAGCACGTCAAGCTTCTAAAATGGAAGCAGAACTTGCCGAAGCCAACCGTATTCTTCGCAAGATTGAAAACTTAAAATCTGCCGGCACAACAACTCTTTACAACCTTCCTGTTGATGATGTTATTACTTCACAAATAGAAAAAATAACTTCACTAGAAAATGGTTTAATTGAATTTGATTCAAGAATTGTAGATTTATTACCTGGTATGGATGACGCTATTTTGCGTGGTCAATCAAACAAG